TAGCGCTCGATCTCGGTCACGGCACCCTGGCCGAGGTTGAGATTGTTGACGCTGACTTTGCCGAGTGCCATGCAGTGCCTCGCTAGCGGGGTGAGTTAAGGATTTGCGGGAGCAGGTGAGCCACTAGCTCGCTGATTTCTCGCTGGTTGGTGATGCCGAAGAACTGCCGCTTGGGTAGCGGAATCTCCCAGCTGGTAGGGCCGGCCTGATGGTTGGCCAGCACCTTGATCAGCAGGCCCGCCTGGTCGTAACCGACGTTCTCCTGAATCCAGGCCGCGCCGGGTTTCAGCCACCGCGCCTTGCCGCGCTTGCCGTTGCTTTTGGTTTTGCTCGGCTGGCGAATCTTCAGCCCCAGGCGGCGCAGCCGGCGGGCCTGATAGCGTGTCGCGTTGCCACTTGTATCTTTGCGCTGGCGGCGCAACTGCACCGCGCTCATGCGAATGTTGGCGCCCTCGTTGTGGGCGCTGGCGATGATCGAGTTCTGGCCGGGGTGGTAACCCACCTCAACGTGATCCGGCGTCGCCTTGGTCACGTTCAGGTACTTGGGCAGATTGCCCAGCATCTTTGCCGGCTGGCCCTTCTTGCGCTTGCGCTTGCGGGGCTCGAAGGCCGCACCGCTGGCATCGCGCTGCTGCCGCACGCGGTCGCGCCACTGAGTGCGCACGCGCTTGCCCAGCCGGTTCAACAGGCGGATGCGCAACTTCGGCGGCAAGCTGACCAACGCCAGTTGCGCCTGCACATCGAGCATGCCGCGCACGTCCAGGTTGAACGGGTTACTGGCTGCCACTGGCCACCTCCCCGTGCTCGGCAATCCACAGGTCGAACGGCACGAAGGCCCAGCGCTTGCCGAAGGCCTCGATCTCGCCGTCGTCGGCTTCGGCCAGGTACTGCGGCTCGATGAATTCCAGGGTCAGCTCGACGTCGGCCAGATCGTTGTCCAGCTGCTCGATGTCGAAGGTCGGCGCCGGCAGGTCATCGTCCCGGTCGGGGTCGTGGTTCTCCAGCCAGCTGCCGAGCAGGGCCATCAGCCGGCCCGGGTGGTCGGCGAAGCGCTCCATCACGATCACGGCGCGGTAGCGCATGTCGCCCAGGTGCAGGCCGTCCAGGTCGGGCTTCCAGGTGAGGTTGAGCGTGACCTGCTCGGCCCAGCTGTCGAGCTGTTCCGGAGCAACCAAACGGCGCTCGAGCAGAAAGGTGGTCAGGGCGCGGAGCTTGTTCACAGCAGCACCGCCGTGATCCGTCCGCGGCCTTGCAGCAGGCGCACGGCCTGTTGGCTGAAAGCCAGGAAATGGTCTTCGGTGGCGGGTGATTCCTTGGCGATGTTCTCGGCCGAGTCACGGCGGCTCACCGTGGCGAACTGCTGCAGCAGGTAGGCCTTGGCGCGGCAGTACACGGCGCGCTTGTACGTCGCTACGTGAAATGTGCGCTCCGGCAGCACCATGGGGTCCGCACTTTCCACGCTGGCGACGCCTGCCGCCTGCCAATCCGCTTTGCGCTTGGCCAGGTCGACGTTCACTTCGCCCATGGCGAAGGCGATGCCCTCGGCCAGCAGCTCGCTCAGGTACTCCGCCGGCAGGCGGTAGCCCTTCTGGAACTCGGCAACGGAGAGGTCCGGCCAGAAGCCGTCGTTCTCTATCGCTTGGTCCACCAGGGTGGTCGGTTTACCTGAAAAGCTCATCGCTGGCCGCTCGAATAGGGCGGGGTGGCTGCGTCGGATGGTACGGGCTCAAAGCCGGAACACCTGGGCAGGCCCCGCTGGGGGGGGTAGCTGGTTACGCGGTACCGGCTTCGGCCTGCTGCTTGCGCAGCGCCTTCTCGGCACCTTCAAGGCGCGTTTTCACGCCGATTTCCGGGTACAGCTCGGTGGCACGGTTGAGGTGCGCAACAGCCGGGGCCCAGTCCTTGCGCTCCATTGCCAGCACTCCGAGCAACTTGTGGTAGCGGGCCGGGATGCGCTCGAACAGCTGCCATGGGGCGGGGCGCTCGCCTTCGCTGCCCTGGGTGAAGCCATCCCAACTGCCATCCACACGCGGCAGCAGCTGCGACACGTAGGGTTCCGGGCTGCGGCCGGCCTTGTGCTCGGCCTCGGCCCAGTCGATCAGCTCGTCGGCGACGAAGGTCTGCACGTCACGCTTGAAGCGTTCCGGCAGCTGCTGGCCCTGCCCGATCGCGAAGTCGGCAAGCTCGATGCCGGCTTCGAACTGCGCCGTGTCGAACAGCCAGACCAGCACCTGCATCAGCACCGGATTCGGGTGGTTCAGGCCCGACTCGCGGTAGCGCTGCACGTAGTCCAGGTACTTGGGTAGCAGCTCGTCGCGCTTGAGTGCCTGGCGTGCCTCGCGGCTGTTGATGGCACTGATGCGCTCCAGGTCCGCATCCAACGCGGTGGTCATCAGGGCCAGGTGCTTCTGGGCGTTGGCAGGTCCGGCCAGGGCGGTGGCGGGCGTGTAAGCCCGCGCACCGGTGGCCGCTGCTGCCGCACCCTGTTCGCGCACGCGGCGCTTATGGGCTAGGGCCAGGCTCATGTCAGACGAACTCCACGTTGGCGGACTCGATGGCCGCGAACTTGCCCAGCTGCTCGATCACGTAGCCCTCGTTGCGGCTGTTGTAATCCTCAACCTGGGAACGCTTGGGGTTCTCCTGGATGTGCCGGCGCCAGCTGGTGTCCTGGAAGTAGATCGACAGGTTGTCCCAGCTGGTGACCACCACGCCGCGGCTCGGGAAGTGCGGGCAGGTGAAAGTCGGCAGACCGCCGTAGGTGGCGATCACCTGGGCCATCTCGATGCGTTCTTTCTCGGTCGGGGTGTCACCCTGGGCGGCGTACAGCTTGGCCTTGTCGTGGGCCAGCAGCTCGCGGCCGACGATGGCGATCAGGTCGCCGCCGTCGCGGAACTCCTCGTCGATCATCAGGGACACGTCGTGCACCAGGGCGTCGAGGTTGGCGTAGTCGCCGGTCGCGCCGATCTGGATCTTGCCGGCCACCTTCGCGCCTTGGGCCAGCACCTGCTCCGGCGCCTGGTCGCGGGCGATCTGCAGCCAGCCCTTGTTCACGTCCTGCAGCAGCGGGTTGGCTACGCGGTCAGTGGTGGCGGCGGCGCTGGTCCCGTTCCAGCCGATCATGATGCGGTCGAGCGCGATCTGCTTTTGCACCGCGGCGGAATAGCGCTGCGGGAAGTTCGGGAACTTGGCCCAGGCGTCGATGCTGGCGTACTTGAGCGCCACGTCGCTGTGGGTTTCGAACAGCTCGTAGCCCTGGCCGTCCAGGCCCAGCACGTTGCGAGCGACGCGGTCGGCGTTGCTGGTGTCGGTACGGCCGGTCACCGTACCGCTGGTACCCAGCATCACCTTCTCGCCCTTGATCTCGCTGACCGGGATCACGTTGATCCGGGACAGGAAGGCCGAGCTGTGGGTGATCTTGTCGTTAAGCGTCTGCGCGTGGGTCGGCGTGACGTTGAATTCCTCGCGCACGGTTTCCACGCCATAGGTGGTGGCGATCGCAACGGCGAGGGCGCTGAATTTCAGGCGGGCTGCTTGGCTCAGGCTCATATCAGTACACGGCCTCTTGTTTGTCGTCGGCCGCGCCAGTGGTGTTGGGCACGTCTTTGCCCTTGCCCTGGTTCAGCGCGGTGTTGAATTTCTCGGTTAGGTCATCCAGCGAGGTTTTCAGGCTGTTGAACTGCTCGGCGGTGATACCGGTGGCCTTGTCGCCGTCCTTGCCGGTTTCCGGCTCGGTGACGGCGGGCTTCTCGGGCTCGGTGGGCTTGGCGGCAAAGGTGGCAGCGCTCGTTTCCAGGCTGGTGGCCACGGTGCCGAGCTTGTCCACCGCGGCGGCGAAGGCCTGCACGGTTTTCGGATCCATTGGGGTGCTCTCGTCTTTGGGGGTTGCGGGGGATTCGGGACCGCCCTTGCCGAGGGCGCTGAACAGACGGGTGAAGAAGGAAAGGGCGGCGGCTTCGTCCGTATCGGGCGCGGCGTTCAGCTCGCCCAGCGGCTCCAGGTTGGCGAAGTAGTTGCCCTTCTCCGCACGGCGGGAGAAGTGCAGGGGCTCGGTGCCCAGGCTGGCGGGCTCGTCGGTCACGGCCAGGCCGGCAAGATAGGCTTTGCCGGTGTCGGCAAATTCCGGCTGGATCTCGATGCTGGTGAACAGCTTCTGGGCTTCCTTGTTCAGCGCAAGCAGCCGGTCGTTGGGCTGCAGCTTGGCGAACAGGGCGACCTTGCCGTCTTCCAGCTCTTCGGCCTTTAGCTCGGTGACCGTGCCGAAGCTGCCGATATATCGGATGTGCTCGTACCAGATCGTGGCGGTGTACAGCGCCGGGTCGTAGCCCTCGGCCATGTCGCGCAGATCCTGCGCCTCGATCGTGCGGCCGTCGGCGGTTTTGCCGCTGGTAGCGACGCGTTTCCAGTCGGTAACAAGGGAGCGGGGCATGAACTTTTCGGCTCTGTCGGGGTTCAGATGCCGCCACCATAGGCACCACCCAACCGCCCCTCAAACGCTTTGACTTCGCGCTGTTCCTATATCGAAGTTCTAGGATTTTCCCGAAGAATATCTGCGCGTTTGCTGCTTTTTTGCCGCATAGACTGCGGCGCATGCCTTACTCGACCGAGATAAAAGAAGCCGCAAAACGCTTGTACTTGCGCCGTGCCAAGCCGCGCGAAATACAGGCCGAGCTCGGCTTGCCCAACGTCCGAATCGTCTACTACTGGATCGCCCGCGGCGGCTGGGACGAGATGCTGACGGACGAGGAGCCACTGACCGCCGTCAGCCGGCGCATCACGCTATTGCTGGAGAAACCCGGCACGCTGGCCAAGGGCGAGCTGGACGAGCTGGACCGCCTCACCACCGTGCGCGAGCGCCTGCTGAAGCAATGCGCCAAGCCAATGCAGCCAGCCGGAGAGGCGCCGCCGGAGCGCGGCCAGGGGCGCGAGGCGCAGCAGGGCGAACGGCAGCAGCGGCGGGGCGGCAAAGGTGAGCGGCGGGAGAAGAAGCCGAAGAACGATGTCACCGGCCTCTCCGAAGTCGACTTCCTGGAGAAGTTCACGGCCAACATGTTCGGCTACCAGCAGGAGCTGTTCGCCGCCAAACAGAACCCGCTGACCTGCCGCATCCGCA